TACAACAAAAGCGAAACGATTCGAAATATATCCTTCCCGATGGTGTTACAGTAAAACCACACCAAGGGAATAAGTACACCAAAGAAACCAAGCTGATCTTCATTGATTCTGAGTTTGGTGAGTTTATATCGTCTTTTAAAGCCATTATTAATGCTGGTGCTAGTACTCATCCAAAAGCAGTACAAAAACGACGTGAAGAGACAAATAAGGCGTTATATGGGGGTTCTAATCCTTCTCACTCTAAACATGTTCGTAAAAAAGCAGAAGCTACCATGATTGAGAAGTATAGCGTTAAGAGCGCATTACAAAACAAAGAGTTGCTCAATAAGGCCAAACAGACACTTATGAATAATTATGGTGTTGATAATCCATCCAAGTCTGACACTATCCAAGATAAACAACAGCAAACAAATATTGCTAAGTATGGTTCACCAAACGCCATGGGAAATGTTGAAATTCGCAATAAGGTAAAAAATACACTTTTGAAGCGTTACGGAGTAGATAATCCTGCTCAATACCCAGCTTTTAAAGAAAAAGCACTAGAGTCTATGACAGACTCTGATGGATTAAAAAAATCTAAAGGTGAATTAGAAGTTAAACAGTTTATCGAATCTCTAGGGCTCTCTTGTAAGAATGGATATATTGGAGGTAGAAATCCTAAACAGATTGACATCAAGATCGATGAAAAGAACATTGGAATCGAATACAATGGAGCATACTGGCATTCAGAAGCTAATAAATCCATGTATCCTAAATACCATCTACACAAGACGTTTGCTGCAAAAGAGCAAGGTTTGAATTTAATTCATATCTTTGATTTTGAATGGGAGAACAGACAGGAACAAGTTAAATCTTTTTTAAAATCCAAATTAGGAATGAATACTAAGCGCTACAGAGCTTCAAAACTCAGTATTAAAGAAATTAATAAAGAAGAAGCAAAAGTATTCCTAGATACTTATCATATTCTTGGTGCTGTTTCATTTAATAAAGCTATTGGTCTATGTGACGGTGATGAGTTAATTAGTTTAATTACTATCAATAAACATCATAGAAATAACAATCAATGGGTATTAAATCGCTTTGTTACAAAGACAGACATAAATGTAACAGGGGGACTTTCTAGGCTTTGTAGAACAGCTTCTAAAGAGTTTGGAGAAATCATTACCTGGGTTGACCTTAGATGGAGTGATGGGAGTAACTGGTTAAAAGCTGGCTGGATTCTAGAAGCAGTACTACCTCCTGATTATTTCTATTTCAATAAAAATAATGGTAAAATAGTGAGTAAGCAATCTAGACGAAAGAAATTAGTAAATACTCCAGAATTTATGACAGAGCACGAACATGCATTATCAGATGGACTATGTAGAGTCTATGATTGTGGTAAAATCAGATTTAGATTTAAATGAACAAGGAGTAGGATAACTATTTATACGATCAGAGTTGACGATGCTGTTATCGTCCACATAGACCTCTCTTTTATTAATACTCTAACCGGCAAGATAATAACAATATTCTCTTATGCTTATTTTTGTGTCTATTTCTTGTGGATAAGGAGTTCCATAAATATAAGCATAATTTTGTATTATGTTTAATTTACTGAACTCTAAACCTATTTTAGAATATATTTTATCATAATGCCCGCTACCTCGAGCTTCTAGATATGATTCAAAGGTCATCTATCTTATACCTATCTTTAATCTTGTGTGTATATTGCCACAACGAAAGCTTAATATCCCATGGGTCTAGTGTCAGTCGGTTCCTGATTATACCTAACCCCCAGAAAATACTATAAAGATTAAGTACCTTCGCTGTAAATTCTGTGTTCTTATCATCATATATCTTATCAATATAAGGATTTATCTCTTCGGATTTATTCATTATTTATTTTACTCTCATATTAACAACTATATACGTAGTTTTCTATTAACCATCTGAGGTTAAATAAATGCCTTTAATTACCGTTTCAGGTACACCAATACAATTCCCCGATGAGGCAAGCTCCCCTTCATGGGCAGAAGCCGTAATACAATTTTGTCAAGTAGTGGCTAACTCTATCAATTCTGTTGTCGGTCCTTATGATGTTGCTCCTCAGCAATTTGTAATCGATTCTTATAATCCTGGATCTGCCGACATCCCAAATCTAGCATTCTCAACCTCTACAGTCCGTGCTGCCTACATTCGTTATTCCGTCTATCGCACTACTAACTCTACCACAGTTTCAGAGACAGGTCAAATGATTATTGTCTATAACCCCAATAATCCTGTCGGCAATAAATGGGAAATCGCTAAGGATCGCGTAGGCGACGCATCTATTAGCTTCTCAGTTGACGATACTGGTCAGTTTTCGTTTACCACAACTGCTCTAAGTGGTATCAATCATTCAGGAAATATTACTTTTTCCGCTCAAGCTTTAAATCAATAACAACTTTAATATGGGATTTATTTACAAAATTACTAACAAAATCAACGGTAAATATTATATAGGACAAACATTAAATGACGTTGAAGAACGTTGGAAACAGCACTGTGAGCCAAATTCTTGTAAAAAGTCTTTAATTGGTAGAGCCATAAAAAAATACAACAAAGATAATTTTAATTTTGAGATTATAGCTAAGTGTGAAAATGACAAAATAAACGAGTTAGAATGGTATTATGTAAAAATATATAACTCTTTATTTCCGAATGGTTACAATTTAAAAGAAGGTGGAGGTTCAAAAGGTAAAGCCTCAGAATTAACAAAAAGAAAAATAAGTTTATCAAAAATTGGTGTACCTGCTTTACATTTAAAGGGGAAACCAAAAACACCAGAGCATATAGAAAAACTAAGATTAGCTAAGTTAGGAAAAAAGCAAACAAAATCACACATAGAAAATGCTAGAATAACAAGAATTGGGAAAAGACTTAAACCCATAATAGCTATAAATGTAGAAAAAAATCAAACTGTTGTGTTTTCAGGAATAAAAGAGGCAATCGAAGCTGGTTTCGATAGATCTTCAATACATAGAGTTTTATGTGGAACTTTTAGATTACATAAAGGTTATCAGTTTAGATATTTAAAGGAAATATATGGCACTTAATATTAAACGCTTTTTAGAAGCTATAGGGTTAGTTGGAAACTCTTCACAAACTATTAGCAGTGCTGGAGAAATCGAGTTTAGATCTGATTTAGGTAAATTATCTGTTCACGATGGGACTTCTTCCGATCAAATCTTGACTGAAAACAAAGCAGCAACAATCCAAAATAAAAATATATCAGGCGCTAGTAATACTATCACAAACATCCCCAACAGCGCAACTACTGCCACTGATGCAAATACTGCCTCAGCTATCGTTGCTCGTGATGCTGGTGGTAGTTTCTCCGCAACTTCTATTAGTGCAAGCTTAAACGGTACCGCTACTTACGCTATTGGGCCTAGTTCTGGCTCAGGTCACGGCGCAGTGACTCTAAACGGTAGCAACCAATTCCAAAGCGTGGCCCCCTCAACAGCCGGTAACTATCTCCGTAGTAACGGTACTGATTGGGCGGCTAGCGACATTCAAGCTTCAGACGTTCCTACTCTTAATCAAAATACCACTGGAACAGCTGCAAATATTACAGCGACCTCCAATAGCACCCTTACTACACTTCCTTCTCTTTCTCTACCAGGATCACAAGTTACTGGTAATATTTCAGGAAACGCAGCTAATGTAACTGGTACTGTTGCAATCGCTAATGGCGGCACTGGTCAGACTTCTCAAACCGCAGCTTTTAATGCTCTTAGCCCTCTTACCACCAAGGGTGACATTGTTGTTCACTCTGGCACTAATAACGTTCGACAAGCAATCGGCTCGGACGGTCAGGTGCTTATTGCTGACAGCGCCCAAACCAACGGCGTTCGTTGGACTACTCTTCAACAGGGCTCTAAGAATTACATCTCTAACAGTACCTTTGAGAGTAATAGCACTACTGGATGGAGTCTCTCCCATAGCACCCTAGACAGCACTTCTAAGCTTCCTGATCAGGCATCTGGAAGCTGGACTTCTGCTTCTGGGAATCTTGCCATTGCTACTACCTCTAGTGGCAAGCTTGCAGGAAGCTACTCCCTTCAGCTTACTCAAAGCACCGCTGCGTCTGTAGCTGGTGACATGCTTGTTACCGATGCGATGACCATCGACACTGAAGACCAAGCTAAGGTGATGAGCTTTAGCTTCTACTATTCAGCAACTTCTGGTGCTTCTAACCTTAACTTCTCTGGCACTAACAGCAATAGTATCGGCGTTGCTATTTACGACGTTACTAACTCTACCTGGATTCAACCTGCCGGGGTGTTTAACCTCGTTCAATCTTCTGGTGTTGGTCTTGCTTCTGGCACCTTCCAAACTTCCTCGAACGGTACTCAATATCGTCTAGCTATCTACTACCCTAACG